CATCTTTTGATGTTCCTCTGCAGGATTGTGTCACCGCCTAGGCGACACGGACTGCCTACCTCCAAGGGATAAAACTCCATGGAACTGGGAACGACAACGAAGAAAAGGCCGTTGTATTTTCCTGCCTTTTGGCAGGATTCAACGACTACTATTCCTCCCTTTGGTACTGGTATTCCTACCATTACCAAAGGTGGAAATTCGATTGTCGGTGGTCAGACTACTGTTTCGACGTCAACCATTTGGCCTTACTTAGTGAAGGCCAAACGTCTCTATAAAGGGACGGGTTTGACTTTTCGAAACGTTGACGCAGGAGGTAACTTCTATACGAGCATCGCTTTTTGCGATCCTCCGACAGGAGTTTATCTCTTCCGTCGACACAACGCGTATACTACTAGTACGTTTGAAGGAGACGTTTACACGTATTCCTACAATACTCCTAGTAGTTTCAAGGCCTTACCTTACCTTTCAGTATCTGAAACTCAGACTCTGTTAGCGTATGGTACGACCGCAATCGCGAGGTGTATTCCGACTAACCCTGTATCGGGACTCGCCAATTTTCTTGGTGAGCTACGACGTGATGGTTTACCATCCGTCCCCGGCTCTCAGATGATGTCCAATGTTGACCGGCTCCGTTCTACGGGGTCGGAATATCTCAACGTTGAATTTGCACTGAAGCCAACTCTCAATGATCTGAAGTCCTTTGCTACAGCTGTCAAGACCCATGACAAGGTCTTGAAACAGTATATCAAGGACTCCGGTAAGAGCATTAAGAGGAGATACAGTTTCCCAACTGAAGTCACTGTTATAAGAAGCGGAGAAGTGGTCTCTACAAATTGGAGACCATCAGGTATCGCTTCGAAATACAGTCCTTCTGGCGGGACGCTAAAGCGGACAACAGTGCAAACTGTTAACCGTTGGTTCACAGGTGAGTTCTGTTATTATCTCAGTTTGGATGATGACAGACTCTCTAAGATGAGGTTATTTGTCGATAAAGCAGATTTGCTTTTCGGCATCAAGCCTGATCCTGAGCTCATTTGGAACCTTGCGCCCTGGAGTTGGGCCGCTGATTGGGTAGCCAATTATGGTGATGTTTTCCATAATGTAAGTGCTTTCCTAACCGACGGCCTTGTGATGAAACGTGCTTACGTGATGGAAACTACCACCATCGTAGACGTTTACGAATCCTCTGCAATTCCTGGTTATCCAGGAGGAACAGATATTCCGCCATTGAAACAAACCTTTACGCAAACGCGTAAGGTGAGAATCAAGGCATCACCCTTTGGTTTCGGCAAGCTGATCACGGATTTGTCACCGCGTCAACTTGCCATCATCGCGGCGTTGGGTATCTCTCGACGTCCGGATCTGGGAAAGTAACTCTTTCCAGGTCAAATCCATCTGGTCGAAAGACCAAACAATCCGCTAGGTAATGTCATGGCATTTACAGATCCACAGACCGTTCTGACCCAATCTCTTCCGAGAACGGGTTCTGGCGTCGAGTCCGGCTCCTTTACTAAGGATGACGGTACTCGAAAGCTCGACATCGCCCACCAGTACGGTAGGCGTACTCGACGTGTCATCAAACTGACTGACACGAAGAACGCTGCCGATCCCCTCAATCCGACTGTGAATAAGCCATACTCAATGAGTGTAGCTCTCACGGTCGATCTCCCCAGTTTCGGTTATACCGTTGCTGAGGCGAAGGTGATTGCAGATGGGCTCGTTGCCTATCTGACGGCGTCTTCCGGTGCTCGTGTCACCCAGCTTTTGGGTGGCGAGAGCTAAACCGGCGGTCCGGCTGCTATATGCAGCTGTAATTGTCTACTCTTTAGACGAGGTGCTTCCCCGCCTTGTTGTGGCCTAATAAACCACGAGTAGCCCTGGAGGGGCGGGAGTTTTCCCGCCCGCCCCTTCTAGGATCTGTGCAACATTGTTCATGACTCAGGATTGACTGAACTCCTTGAAAGGAGCCAGCAATGAAAAGCCTCATGTTGCTTATGCGGCAGGTTCTGCAGGAATGCGGAACTAGATGCGGCACTGGTACCGATCTCGATTTTAAAACAATCGAGAAACGTGTTGAACACGAAGGTTTGTCGTTTTTAACGACATCCCTGCCTGATTTTTGCTCAACGTTTGAAAAAGCGTTGGACAAGGGTCAGACGTCCTTTGACGAGTGGACCGGTTGGACCACTCGTGGCAATCTCCCAGTTTTCCTGGGTGGATTGCTTGACTATGTGTTCGACCGCGAATCGGGTCGCTTGCGTAAGTTTGCAGAACTGGACAGGTATATAGTGGGGTTGAATGTCACCACTCCTCTCACCCAGAGTATCGATGAAATCAGAGATGATTTCCTCGCCCTCTGGGATGATGAAAATGGTGAACTATTCATCAACTCCATTGTGGGTATCCGTCAGGTTACCCGCCTGTTCAGTAAGATCGAAGTCCCATGCTCTGAAGAGCGTGTTGCTTCGGCTTACTCTGCGTTTCTTACGTGTGAGAAGGAACTCGAGGACTATGAGCTAGGATCTGTTGATTGGGAGGAATCCCTTGACAGTTGCCTAGATTCACCCTTCTATAAGTTGGGTGAAACCCGAGCCGGAAGGCTCGGTCGCATTGGTCGGCTTCTTTACGGTGATGTGTACATGGATATGTGCACGGCCCTTCTTGAAGGGCACCCCGTTCCGAAGCATGGTCCTGGATCAACAGCTGATCGGCTTCTCGGTAACGAGAAGTTCCTTCAGACTGAATGGCCAGTTCGCTTGGATAGGTCCTTTCCTGCTGGAGAGTACCTTTTGCCAAGCTGGAGGTATAAATGATTACCTCGACCTTGTCGATTTCCTCGAACCTGAACGTGAAAGACCCGTTAGGGTCATTGACGTTCTAAAGACGCACAAGACACCACGGCTCATAGCTATGGAACCTACGTGTATGCAATATACACAACAGGCTCTATCTATGATTCTCGTGGATAGGCTCCAGAGGGATGATATCCTTGGAGAGCTTATCGGTTTCGATGACCAGATCCCTAATCAGGAAATGGCTCGAGAAGGCTCCATTTTTGGAGTCCTCGCAACACTCGATTTGAGTGAAGCTTCCGATCGTGTTGTGAACCGCCATGTAATTGAGATGATGGAATCGGCCGGTCTCTTTCGAGATGCCGTCCAAGACTGTCGCTCAACACGGGCGGACGTACTCGGTGAGGTTTTAACTCTCACTAAGTTCGCGTCCATGGGTTCAGCGCTTACCTTTCCCATTGAGGCAATGTTCTTTCTTTGCCTCATTTGTATTGGGATTGAGAATGCGCTCAAGCGTCCGTTGACTCGCCGTGACCTTAAGTCACTGGTTGGGTCTGTACGCGTTTACGGTGATGATTTGATCATTCCCGTGAAATTTGTGCCTTTCGTTGTCAGTTCGCTCGAAGACTTTAGTCTCCGGGTAAACATGGACAAGTCTTTCTGGACTGGGAAGTTCAGAGAGTCTTGTGGTAAGGAATACTACGAAGGCTTTGACGTTAGTATTGTCAAAGTTCGGAGTTTTCTTCCTTCACATCGAACGGAATTCGGAGAGATAATTTCCACTGTATCCACTAGTAACCAGTTTCATAAGGCTGGTTTGTGGAATACTGCTAAGTGGCTAGGCGACGTTATAGAAGGATTTATACCCTTCCCAGTCGTTCTAGAAACATCTCCCGTCTTGGGCAAGTTCAGTTTTACCGGCTCTTATCAAGTCGATAGACTGCACGGAGACCTACATAGCCCTTTAGTTAAGGGTGCTGTAGTATCTTCCAAAAAGGTACGTCGTGAGACGGACTCTATTTGGGCCCTTCTCAAGTGGTTTTTAAAGGAAGGTGAACAGCCTTTCTTTGACAAAGACCATCTTGAGTTTTCCGGACGCCCCATTGACGTCAGCATCAAAATTCGATGGGCTTCTCCTTTCTGAATCATCGGAAATGGGAGGTGGGGATTACAAGCTTTGCTTGTAATCGTGGACCTTTGAGTCCACTGGAGGAG